GATTAAGAAACATAAAAATTGCCTATTAGGGGGCGGAACGTTGCAGATCCAAACCCGAATAGGCTTTTTGATTTTATATGTGGAGTTATTACGGAAGTAAAACGAATGTCGTAAAGTTATATCCAAAGCCTATTTGCGATCATATTATTGAGCCATTTGCTGGTGCCGGTAAATATGCTTTGAGATACTTTGACAGGCAAGTTACGCTGGTTGACAAATATCCAGATATTATAACAATTTGGGAATATCTAAAGTCTGCCAGCGAAAAGGATATTTTGTCTTTACCTAAAATAAAACGAGGCGAAACATTAAACGATTACAATTTTGATTCTCCCGGGGCTAAACTTTTAATGGGGTTCGTTATTGCTAAAGGAGGTCAATCACCAAGAATTACACCTAGTCCAAATGCTACGATTGCAAGGCCTAACACAATAAACTTTGCTCTGAATAAAATTGCCTCTCAACTATTTAAAATACGGCACTGGAATTTTGTGTGTGGATCATACGAGGATATTCCGGACCAAGAAGCAACCTGGTACATAGATCCTCCATATCAATTTGGTGGGCATGTTTATGTAAAATCAAATAAGGATATTAATTTTCAGGATCTGGGATTATGGTGTAAATCCCGTAAAGGACAAGTAATAGTATGTGAAAACTCCAAAGCTGATTGGTTACCTTTTATTCCGGTTGGAGATCAAAAAGGCACTTTTTCATGGCAGACAGAAGTTATTTGGACCAATAAAAATACTTCTTATGGTCAGATTCAATCAGAATTATTCTAATGTCACGAGAAATATTTTACTGCAACCTAACCGTTTTACACAATAAAAAGGAGTTCCTTTTAAAAGAAGTGGTATATAAAGAAACAGATGGTTATTATCGGAAGAAAAGTTTATTCGGACAGGACTCGGTGAAAGTTTTAAAAGTAGACATTATAAAATCTTTGGGTTTTGAAGTGTAAAAATACACCCCACTCAAAAACAGGTTGCCCTATACAAATGGCTATTAGACAAATACGCCAAACAAGGCGACAAAATCCTTGACACTCATTTAGGTTCTGGAAGCATAGCAATAGCCTGCCATGATTACGGCTTTTATTTAACGGCTTGTGAATTGGATAAGGATTACTATAATGCAGCTATGAAGCGTTTACAACAACATCAGGCACAAACTAAACTATTCTAACATGGAACAGCAAACCTTATTCGGCCTCCCCGATCACATTGCACAGCCCCGTAAACGCTCAATATGCGGATGCTTTATTTCAGATTGCAATTGCGTAAATAAAATAAAAATGCTATATTAGTATATTCTTAAAAGCATATTTTTTGAAGTAGAGAGCAAGAAATGTGCTAATCAGTTTAGGTTAGTAACTTAAAACGCGCCCGGTAAACTCTCTACACCGGGCGTTTTTTATTTATGCAAATCAAACTCAGACCATACCAATCCGAAGCAATAGAGCAACTTCGGCAAGGTTTCAGGGATGGACATCAAAGGCAAGTTCTTTGCCTACCTACTGGAGCAGGTAAGACAGTAGTATTTTCCGAAATGGTTCGAGCAGCAGCAGAACGCGGAACGGTTACAATCGTTCTCACAGATCGAACTGAACTGTTTAAGCAGACCATTGCATCACTCGGTCGGGTTGGTGTAGCTGTGGAAGAGATAAGACCTGGTAAGACAAATATCTATCATCAGGCAACCATTTACTTAGGCATGGTTGAAACTTTAAAGCGAAGGAAGCATCTTCTTTTTAGACCTGATTTAATTATTCTTGACGAAGCTCACAAAGGGAACTTTACCTATATACTCGATCTGTTTCCAAATGCTAAAATAATTGGGGCAACCGCTACACCGGAAGGAAAGCACTTTTATAAATACTACCAAAATATAGTTCAAAACATCGACATACCAGAACTTATTGAACTCGGTTATTTATCGCCTTGCAAAGCTTATCAGATGCAGGATGATTTTTCAGATTTAGAAACTAAGGCAGGAGAGTACACAGACCAGTCTTTGCTAAACCATTTTGATAAGCCTAAACTTTACAGCGGAGTCATTGATGAATGGCTAAAATTAACCCCAAGTACTAAGACAATTTGTTTTAATGTGAATATTCAGCATACAATCAAAATGCACTCTGCATTTATTGAGGCTGGAATAAGCAGCGAATTTATCACATCAAAAACCCCAAAGGAAGAGCGTAACAGGATATTGAAAGCGTTTACATCAGGGGCGTTCCATGTACTTAATAATTGCGGTATCCTTACTACTGGATATGACGAACCGAGCATTCAAACGGTTATCATGAACAGAGCTACTAAGTCACTTCCTTTATTCTTACAATGCGCAGGGCGTGGTAGCCGTATTTGTGAAGGAAAAACGCACTTCACTCTTCTTGATTTTGGGATGAACCATGATCGGCATGGACTTTGGGATGAGCCTCGAACATGGAAGCTAAAGAAGCCAAAAGAGAAATCTGAAGGAGTGGCAGCTGTTAAGTCATGCGGAAATCATGAATGCGGATGCTTAGTTCCGGTTAGCACTCGAATATGTAAGTATTGCGGTTATGTTTTTCCGATTAAGGAATCTGAAGAGCAGACTGGGGTAATGGTAGAAGTAAAACCTAAACCTCCACTTCATTTTGTCGGCAAAAGAATCTCTGAACTTACTATATTAGAACTTCTTGAACTCGAGAAAAGCAAAGCTTATAAACCTTCATTTATTTGGCGTGTCGTCCGTTCAATCGGTGAGGATGCAATTGATAAATATGGTCAACTTAAAGGATATTCATGTGGATGGGCATATCGGCAAAAACTTGACATAGAAAATTCACAATTCACAGACTATCTAATTCGATAATATGGATATTTCACTATTTTATAAGTTGCCAGAAAAGGATAAAGCCCATATTTCAGACGAGAAAATTACGATTTATGACTTCCTCAATTTAGTTAAGTACGGTAAATATAAAGATCAGATTGAGCGAATTAGAACCGAAGAAGATAAAAAGAAGCGCGATATTTTAAAAAAGCAACTTCCAGCTGTAACTGTTTCTGGTACTTTTATTGAACGAAAAGAAGAGCTTTTAATAAAGCACTCAGGATTTATACAGATTGATATTGATTATTTTACTGATAAATCAGCTTTACTTAACGATCCATACACGTTCAGTCTTTTAAAATCTGCTTCAGGTGGCGGACTTGCAATCATCGTAAAAGTCAATCATGAAAAGCACAAAGAGTCTTTCAGATGGCTTCAAAATTATTACTATCAGTCATTCGGTATTAAGATTGACAGCGCACCTCAGAACGTTGCATCGCTACGATTTGTTTCTTTTGATCCTGAGCTAACTATAAATGAGAAATCAAAAGTAGCCAAAACAATCACAGCGCAACCAAAGCCAATAAAATCACTGCCGATTGTTCTACCTGGAGATACTGTCGGAGAAATGATACGTGAATGCGTTAATTTAGGGCATAACCTTGCACCTGATTACGATTCCTATCTCCGACTTGGGTTTGCCATTGCTGATGGATTTAACGAATCTGGACGCGGTTGGTTTCATTCGCTTTGCTCTGTTTCAGAAAAATATGATTCACGTCACGCTGATAAGCAATACGACCATTGTTTAAAGGCGCGAGGCAGCTCAAAAATTACAGTTGGTACTCTTTATTGGATGCTTAAACAAGTAGGCATACACGCCCCAGAAGATAGCCGTAAAGCTGTACAGATAGCTGCAATGGGTAAACGGTCAGGACGTAATCCTGAATCTGTCAAAAGGCAGCTAACAGAGATTAATGGAATAGGTCAAGATGAAGCGGATAAGTTAGTTGATGAAGTATTCAAACGTGACGATATATCTATTAAAACTGCAAGCGGTGATCCTGATCAGCTTATTCAGGCACTTACCGAATGGATGAGCCAAAACCACCCAATGCGCGTCAATTCAATAACAAGGATTATTGAAGAAAATGGAAATGAAGTAAAACGCGAACGAATTAACTCAATATATCTTCGCGCTCGGATGTTCTTTAACACCAAAGACATCACAAAAGATTTAGTTGAATCTTATATTTTTTCTGACTTTATTCATGAATATAATCCGATAACTGAATACATTGAGCGTAATATTCACAGACGATCATCCGGTAATATTGCCACCCTTTGCAAATCTTTGAGGTCAAATACTGATATGAAGGATGTATTTATTCGTAAATGGCTAATTTCTTTAATCGCAGCATATAACGGATACCCAGTCAGATCAGTACTTTCATTGGTAGGAGGGCAGAATAGCGGAAAAACAGAATGGTTTAGAAGGCTTCTGCCAAATGGCTTAAAGAAGTACTATGCTGAATCTAAATTAGATGCAGGAAAAGATGACGATATGCTTATGTGTCAGAAATTAATTGTTATGGATGATGAGATGGGAGGTAAGTCAAAGCAGGATGAGAAGCGTTTTAAAGAACTAACATCTAAAAGCATATTCAGTTTACGCGCTCCATACGGTCGTAATAATGAAGACTTTAAACGGTTAGCAGTTCTTTGCGGTACATCAAACGATCCTGAAATAATTAACGATCCTACCGGAAACACGCGAATATTACCGATTGAAGTACTAAGTATTGACCATGAGCTTTATAATTCGATTGATAAAGATGAACTATTCATGGAAGCTTTCAGAGCTTATGAATCGGGTGAAGAATGGCAATTAACTAAGGACGAATTAGCTACCCTTAATGAAGTAGGTGAGGAATTTCAGTCTATTGCTTTTGAGCGCGAATTAATACTTAAATTCTTTGCTCCTGTTTCTAAAGGTGGATATTCAGAATGGCTAACTGCAACAGAAATTAAAGATGTTTTGGAATCAAATACGAAACAAAAACTTCATTCAATGAGAAAATTAGGGATGGAACTTGTTAAGATTTTTGGAAAATCAAAGTCAAAATCAATAAATGGCGTAATTCTTAATAGGTATGAAGTTATCCGATTAAGCGGTCAAAATACTGATTTTCAAGATGTTAATTTTTAACATTAATAGGTTAATAGGATTAATAGCATTTTCATATATAGATTATTTAAACAGCAAAATAAAACATGAAAGCATTGTGTATATATGTCTTGTGTTATATAATAATAATATATATCTTATTAAGTTATTAAGTTATTAAGATATAGCCTTAACGATATTTTAAACGCAGATTTACCTTAATAGGTTAGAGTAAAATAAGCACTTAATTAATAGGTTATAAGCACTTAATGTTATGGAAAAAAGAGAAAAATCAGAAATTAAAGCTCAATCAGACTGCTTAACTAAGCTCTGGAACGAAAGACCAGAATTAAGAGGTCGTATTTTCGCAGTAAACAATAATTCAGAAAATGAAATCAAAGGCGCAATAAATAGGGCAATTGGGGTATTGCCGGGTGTTAGCGATACTGTATTTATCGGATCATTAGGACGTTCGATTTATATTGAATGGAAAACAGAAACAGGAACCCAAAGCAAAGCTCAAAAAGAGTGGCAGGAGCTTATTGAATCATTAGGGCATATTTACTATCTTGTAAGGTCTGAAATAGAATTTATTACCATAATTGAGAAGTATGAATAACGACCAAGATTTAGTCAAAGCATTCAGTATGCTCGACAAATTACACCCATCCGAAATCCTCGAACTATCCAGAATACCGGAGGACAGGCGAACGGTGTTTATCTCCTGCGCAAAAACTTATGCCGACACTCACCATAATATAACATTCAATAACAATTATACTAAGATTAGGAAAGATGAAAGAATTTAAAGTATTAAACCTTTATGCTTGTTTAGGTGGCAATAGATTACTTTGGACTGATTGCCATGTTACGGCAGTTGAGTTAGACCCAGAACTTGCCAGGATGTATAAAGAAAGATTTCCTAATGATACCGTAATTGTAACTGATGCTCATCAATATCTTTTAGACCATTATAAAGAGTTTGATTTTATTTGGACTTCTCCGCCATGTCCGAGTCATTCAAGAGCCAGGTATTGGAGTAGTTCAAATTATGATACTACGACAGATGCGATATACCCAGACCTAAAATTGTATGAGGAAATATTATTTCTTCAACATTATTATAGAACTGGTAAATATGTAGTTGAAAACGTAATACCTTATTACGAACCATTAATACCAGCTAAAAAAAGAGGAAGGCATTTATACTGGACTAATTTTAATTTGCCAAGCGATTTAGGGGATAGAAGATTTTCTATTTCACAAACTAAAAACGAATTAAAAGAACTCGAAAAATTTCATAATATTGATTTATCAAGCTATAACGGTGAACAAAGTCTTGTTAAAATAGGGCGTAACCTTGTAGACTACGAAGCTGGATTAACAATCTTTAATACTGCAAGGGGTATTATTAACTCAAATAATAAATCACAGAAAACAATATTTGATGTTGTATAAACTATTATGCCCGGACTGGATAAGCTGGTATCAGATTAAATTAAAAAGATTGGAGGAAAGGTTATGAAAATTGAAGAACAAATAATACAGAAAATTACTGAATACGTTCAGTTTAACGGAAGGTCAGCTAATGTTATGCTAATTCATCCTAAATCGTTTAAGGTCTTAATAAAAGAAATTGAATCATCTTATGGGCTATCATTTGGAACGGCAGAAAAAGCTGAACTAAGATATATGGGAATGAAGGTTTGCAGAACATTTGATATTGAGCCTAATTGTATTGAAGTATATTAAATTTGCAATTCATCGGAATAATTGGGTAACTTTGAGATATTTGCAGTGAAAAAGCATAGATGAACAATCCAAACGCGATAGATAATCTTAAACCCTTTCAAAAAGGGCAATCAGGGAATCCAGAAGGAAAGATTCCAGGTACTAAAAACCGTTCTACAATTGCCCGTAAGATATTGGAAATGAAAGCGCTATATAAAGATGATGCACTTTCTAAACTACAAGAACAATATCCAGAGATCACAAAAGATACCACAGTAGAGGAAATGATGACTATTATTCAGGTCAATCGTGCTATAATGTCAGAAGATCCAAATAGTTATAAAGCTGTTTTAGATTCTGCTTACGGTTCCCCAAAACAGGAAGTTACGGCTAAAATAGAAGCTACAAATATCCCTATACTTTCATTCGATCCTTTGTCAAATGTTGAAGCAGACAACGGCACTACGTAAAATTGCATCATTACGCAAAAGGATTAAGGGAATACAGGGCGGACAAGGGGCTGCAAAAACATACTCAATTCTTATTCTAATTATAAACCACGCTTCAAGTAATGAAGGTAAAGAGATATTTATCGCATCCGATGAACTCTCTAAAATGCGTATCACGGTCATTAAAGACTTTGTGAACATTATGGTTTTATGTGGTCTTTTTGAGCGTGATAGATTTACAGATGGAACTCTTTATAGGTTCCCGAATGGTTCATTCATTAAATTTATCGGTCTCGATAAAGTGGATATTGGTAAAGGACTTCGATCTGATATTATGTTTGTGAATGAAGCAAACAAGGTAAAGTTTGATACTTATCGTGAATTAACATCCAGAGCAAAGCAGGTTTTTATAGATTTCAATCCTAATAAAAAGTTTTGGTTTCACAAAGAAGTTGTAATTCGTTCTGATTGCGATTTCATTAAATTGACGTTTTTAGATAATGAGCATTTATCCAGAGAGGAAAAAAACGAAATACTAAGATACCGTGAACGTGGTTTTAAAATGCTTAATGGTGAATTAGTTTTAGGAAAAGACGGTAAGCCAATAATAATTAGTCAATATTGGGCTAACATGTGGCGTGTATATGGAGAAGGTGAAGTAGGGCAGGTCGAGGGCAGAATATATACATGGGGTAAAATTCCTTATGAAGATTATTTAAAAATTCAGAAAACAGAGTATTTTGGAGTTGATTGGGGGAAGGTTGATCCTTTTGCAATAACTGGATGCAAATACCATGATGGTACACTTTATGTTGATGAAAAGAATTATCAAAGCGAAAATGAACTTGAGCGCAATATGTCTCAAACGCAACTTCATCAAATAAAATCGGGAGATAGTGAGGAGCATGAAGGTTTGATAGGTTGGTTGTTTTCAAGACTTAAAATACCCAAGAATGCGATAATATCCTGTGATAATAATAGACCTGTTAAGATTCGGTCATTAAGGAATAGCGGATGGGAGTATGCGGTTGCCGTTGGCGGGAAGATGGATTTAATTAATAGGATTGGTATTTTATCTGGATTGAATATTGTTTTTACAGACCGTTCGATTAATATCGAGAATGAGCAAGAAAGCTATTGCTATGATAAAGATCAAGCCGGAACGCTACTTGAAAAGCCAGTAGATCAGGATAATCATACAATAGATTCAATCGTTTATATTGTGCAAAAATTATTTGATTTAGGAATTATCAAAAACATTTAATTACATTTACCAAAAATACTCAAAATATTGAACTGGTTTCAAAACGCATGGTCTAACCTTTGGGGGAGTTCTATAACAGAACGATGGGGGAGTGACTTCTTCCTATTTGATCCCGTAGCTGATTTTTCAGAATTTACAAGCGATCTCGGTAAGATTCAGGTCGTTTTCAGCAATCCAGCCGTTTTAAGGATATTCAAACTGCAATGCGATTTGTTCTCTTTGGGCAAAGTATATGTTTATCGTGATGGGAAAGAGGTTAAAAATGATCCATTCCTAAACCTGATTAAGTCTCCAAATCCATTTCAATCTAAAGAGCAATTTCTATGGGATTATATGTTCTGGAAAATGCTTGGTAATTCATATTGCTATGTAGATTCGGATTCTGCCATGTCTGAAAGCAATAAAATGTATTTGCTTGATCCTTCAAAAATGCACTGGCCTGATATATTTCAGTCAATGAGGGATAAACTGGTTTTGTCTGATTCAAGAAAAGACCAGATTAATGAAGCTGAAATAGAGTACAGATATTTCGATGGTACCGGAATTCAAATAAAATGGAAGAAATTAACCCATGTTTGTGATTTAACTAACGGGTCAGGGAATTGGTTTAAAGGAAAGAGTACTATTGATGCACTATATGAGGTTATTGCAAATAGCCGTGCCGGAATCAGGTCAAAGAATATCAATGTTAGATATGCCGGTAAATATATGGTTGCCGGTAAAGCTGATCCAAACAACGTAACTCAAATGCCATTGGGTAATGATGAAAAATTAGACATTGAAACTAAAATGAACGGCCGTAAAGCAGTTCATGCGGTTAAGTCAATGATTGATATTAAGCGTTTTATTGAGAACGCTAATATCCTGAAAGAACTTGATGAAGCGTATAAGAATGATTTCTTTATGATCGGCTCTATGTACGGCATTCCAAAGGATGTTTTAGAGGTTTATGCAAACGGTTCTACTTATGAGAATCAGGAAAAGGCAAGGGGCGCGCACGTATCATACACTCTTGAACCTGCCGGGAATCAGTTCATGGCCATGCTTTCTAAGCGTTTTGGATATACTACCAAAGATATAATAATGGATTGGGAGCATTTGCCGTTTATGCAGGTATTTGCTAAAGAAAGGGCTGAAACAGAGTATAAAAAAACACAGTCCTTACTAAACCTTATGAAAGCCGGAGTAAATATTGATGAAATTAATTCTACCTTAGATACAAATTTTACAGAATTGGATTATGAAAGCGCACAAAGACAACCAAATCAAACAGGATCTAACGGTCAAGATTCAGAAAACAACTGATCCAGAGATTAAAAAGGCTCTTGAAAAACGATTAAATGAAATTGATAAAACAGTAAGGAAATGACCTTAAAAGAAATACTCGCAAACAAGGATTTAGCAATCCATAAGAAAAAGTCAGAAATTCAGAAGTCTGATTTTTCCTCTGTTCTTTTGGAATCTGTTCAAAAGGCTTATGCTACTGGAATTGATAAATTGGAAGTATTAGTTTATGAAGCAGTAGTGAAGCGAGATCGTAATGAGGAAATGTTCAAACAGTACCTTAATGGATGGGTTTTGAATCATTCGGTAGGAATGCGTTATTATAAGCTGTTTTTCTGCTATGATAGCGAAGCTCCTGAATATACTCAAGACAAAGAAAATTTTGATAAGTACAAAAGCCAAATCCTGAACAAAGATGATATTGGAGATTACTTCTGGGCTATAATTGAAGCTAAGAATATTGAGGGGTCAGCGGTTGTTAAAGGGTCAAACTTCTTAACACCTGTTTTGTCAATGGAGGTAATTGATGAGAATACCTTAAAAATTAAATGCGCTATTTCACCGAGCAATGTTCTTGATTCACACAAGGATGTTCATATTCCCGGGCTTTGGAAAAAGTCAATAAATGAGGCGAAATATGATCTATTATTGCAGGAGCATGAAATGGAGTTCGAAAACGTAATTGTCGATTCAATTTCAGGAGACTTAAAGGTTTATACCGAAATGATAGCAGTTAAAGAACTTTTAAGTAGAATACAAAAAGCCGGGAATAATCCCACTTCTAATAAAAATGAGCCGCTGTCAGGCACTCGTGAACAATCAACAAAAATGTTTTACACTAATTTAATCTAAAAAAGTATGTTTAAGTACAAAACAGATGAAGAAATTAGCGCAATGACAGCGGACGAAAGAAACAGATACGCTGCTGACAAACGTGCTCATGAAGCTGAATTAACCTCGAAAGCGGTTAAAGAGGCAACCGATCCGCTAACAAAAAAGTTAGAAGATCAGGAAGAAACCTTAAAAGGTTTGAAAACCGAAGTTAAGGAAGCCAAAGAAAATGCTGCCAAAGCTATCGAGGTTCACGGGTCAATCAAACTTGAAACAGTTGAACAGGCTGTAACCAAATTCATCTCAGAGAATTTTGATACTATCAAATCTTTGAGGTCAAAGGGTCACGGTGTTGTTGAATTTCAAATTAAGGTAGTTGATGAAATGACTGCTGGTAATGCAGTTGTAACATCTGCCGGTATTGTTGGGACTGCTGGTTCTGCTACAAATCCTGACGGAATCGCTGCTTTAATTGGCGTTCAGGTTGCACCTCCAAAGAAAGTCAATCTGCGTAACACAATCGTAAACGAACTTGTTACAAGATTCCAGACAGGACTTGCAGCATATCCGTATACTGAAAGTGTTCCAAAAGATGGAGATTTCGGTTTTATTGCAGAAGGTGCTGACAAATCGCAACTTGATTTCAAGATTGAAACTCGTTATGCACAACCTGTAAAGGCTGCAGGATGGGTTCATTTGACAGAGGAATCAATTCAGGATATTCCGGGATTGCAGTCTATTGCTTTAGGGTACCTGCGTGATAAGCACGACATCCGTAAGCAGAGAGGTATTCTTTTCGGTGATGGTGTTTCACCAAATCCAAAGGGGGCAACTGAATATGGTCGTGCATTCGTTGTTGGGTCAATGGCTAATGCTGTTCAATTCCCGAACTTTATGGATGTTGTGAACGCTGCAATTGCAGATGTTTATACAACCCATAACTATCAGGATGAAATGCCGTATATGCCATCGTTGGTACTGATTAACCCAATTGATTTCTTTGTTAATCTTCAAAGTGCTAAGGATGAAAGAGGCTTGCCACTTTATCCACAGGCTTCGTTATTCAATAAAGTTGAAATTGGAGGTGTTACCATTATGCCGGAAGAAATGATTCCTACTGGCAAAATCTTCGTTGCCGATATGAGCAAATACAATGTATCTGATTATGTTGGATATACTGTAAAAATCGGTTGGATTAACGATGATTTTATCAAGAATCAGTTCGTTATCTTGGGTGAATCAAGATTCCATGCATTCGTAAGAAAGCTGGATCAGCAGGCGTTCATTTATGATGATTTTGCAACCATTAAGACCGCAATTTCAGCTACAATATAATTGCTATGAAAGTAGAAGTTATATTGAAAAAATGGGGTAGTTATAAACAGGGAGATCAAATCGATCTTCCTGATACAACCGCAAAAGCCTGTATAAAGTCGGGGGCTGTAAAAGAAATCGACTCTGAATCAACAGAATCAAAAACTTCAAATAAAAAGAAAAAATGAAGAAACTATTAATATTACTTGCCCTGATCGTTGTTTCGCTTGGGGTAAATGCGCAGGACTTTTCAGGCCGGATAGGAACCGCTGACAAAGTTTTTGCGAACGCTTTAGCTGATACGTTAAACATTACAATATCCAAAGCAAGATCTGCTATAACTTTTCACAATCAGGTGACAAAGAATAGCGGAACAGTTGCCGGAACTATTGTAATTCAGGCTAAATTAACAAGTCTGTCAGGCGAAGTTTGGCACACGCTCGATTCACATACAATTACAGATGCAACGCAGGAGGATTGGGTTACTTTTACCAATAATCAGGCATTATATTATCGTGTGATACGAACAACTACAGGAACGCAGAATAGTACACTTAATTCATTCTTGCTTTACCGACAATAATGTTAATTGATGCAACATATTTCATTGGCGAATTAGCCATCGCAAACCGTGACCAGCCTTCGGTATTGGCAAGTATTAACCTATTTATAGCGAAATACGAACCTAAATACTTAAAGTTGGTCATGGGAGATACGCTTTATGCTGCCTATTTAGCAGGGATTGAAGAAGATCCGATTCCTGCTAAATGGACTAACTTGCAGAATGTCATTCGTATATCATCAACTAAAGATTCAGCAATTGCAGGATATGTATATTGGTGGTATATGCGTGATATGGCATCCCAGACCGTAGGAATGGGGCAAGTTAAGCCAGCAGCAGAAAATGCCACAATGGTAAGCAACATTGATAAGATGACAAGGGCGTGGAACGAAATGTCAGAACAGACTATGAAAATAGCTAAGTTTATAATGGATAATCCAACAGATTACCCAAATTATCCTTATCCTGTTCCTGATTTCGGAGATAGCCCGGCTATTGTTTACCATATATCAGGCGTTGGTGTATATTGTTATCCTGAAATATTTCATGTTAAAAACTCATTAGGATTATGAAGCCCGTCTATGTAGCTGATATTATGTCTGATTTGGTTGGTAAAGTGTCGACTAAATTAACCGCTCAGTTACAGGTTTTTGATTCAATGATTACCGGAGTTCATTACGATCACGGCCATCCGATAGAGATAATTGAGACATTACAACAAAAGGACAAATCAGGAACAAATCTTGTCTTTGATAAATATCCATTAGTTGCATTGTTTCATGACTTCCCAGAAGCGTACAATTCAGAGCCGGGCTTTCAGGGTCAGGTTACTTTGCACATGATTGTATGCAGAGCAACAGACCCGACTTATAAGTCAGATCAAAGGTATGATAACAACTTTAAGCCAGTTCTATATCCTATTTATGCTGAACTGATGAAACAGATAATTAAAAGCCCCTATTTTATGGGGGCTCAATCTGTCAATCAGTTACAACATACTAAGATAGATAGGTTATATTGGGGTCGTGAAGGTCTTTATAAAAATGAGGGCAACGTATTTAACAATTTTATTGATTGCATCGAGATTAGAGATTTACAACTAAAATTAAATTTAAACAACTGCTAAAATATTAAATTATGTCACTATTAAATAGAATAATTTGCGGACAAGCAGGAGCTAACACAGGAACAGGGGCTTGCGTACTTTCATTAGGGGGCGTAGTTGGCGGGTTCTTGGTTAACAGTTCATTCGCATTGAGCGCAAGCGATCTTGCCTCAGAGACAGCCTTATTAGCTGCTTTGAATACCGCTCGTTTAGCTCCAAAAACAGGCAGGATTTATCCTTTGCCTCCAATCGTTACACCTACTGATAATTCAGAGGATAACGTTGAACAGACTTTCGGTTACGGTGGTATTGCTACTGTAAGGGAAGGAAAATATAATTGGATGTTCCAATATGTTGAGGGCGGAATTTGCGTATCAAATGCGCTAAGGAAGTTCAATTCACAAAAGAACTATATTATATTTTTCGATCAGTACGGTACTTTATTCGGATTGAAATCAGGAACTTCAATGAAGGGTATTCCTTTGGAAATGTTCTGGGCCGATAAATGGAAAATAAATTCCGGTTCCGAAATCATGGGAACATCTTTCAGAGTTGTTTTCGATCCGAAATATGTCAATGACATGATCGGATTCATGAAAACATCTGATATTGATTTGGCATCCGTTAAAGGGCTTTACAATGTAGTTTTAACTGCAGGAGTACGTGCTGCAGGAGTATTGAAATTGACCGCTACCTATGGATGCGGAGGTGATGATTTGTATGATCTGTATGATACTGAAATAGCAGCTACAGGTGCATGGGTTGTAACTAATACAACTACTGGGAATCTGATTACCATTTCAAGTGTTGCGGTTGATACAAATATCAATGGATGGACTGTTACAGTAGATACTGCTGATCCTGATTATTCTGCAACAGTTGGAGAATTGACGGTTTCATTAGCCGCGCCTTCTGCACTTGCAGTATTAGGTGTTGATGGATTTGAATCAAACACCGTAACTATGTAATGGTATGAAAAAGCCACTAAACATAAGTATCAATAAGGAATGGGCTAAAAAAGCAGGAAGAAGCAAGGTTATTGCTCAGCTTGAAAAGGCTTATCCCGGTATTGATATTGGGGCTGAGTATGATAAGATTATACCGCCTAAAAAAGAGGAATTGAAAAAAGATTAGTATCTTTAATCGTTTTCATTATTTACTTGGTTTGACCCTTGCTACGAGTTAGCAGGGGTTTTTTGTGACAATACCGCCACTTGCAAATGGTTTAATTGGCTGATAATATATTGATTTAGCTTGAATTACTCTTGAATCCATTGAAAATTGCATCTTTAACTTATAAAAAGGATCAGAATTTTTACTGTACTTAGTTTCAAGAATATCTGTTTGAAGCAATAAGTACTGTTCAAATAATGCTATCCGCTTATCAAGCCTTGAGATTCTTTGTTCGGTTGTCATAATTTACCATGCTCTTTGATGTATAATTCAGCATAAAGAATATTTTGGCACACATGAATAGCCTTGCAAAATTCATCAGGATCGCATACATGCTTCTCCTCTTTTGGTATTTCCTGAAACAGATTCCAAGCTTCTGCCAGTTTCTTTAATGCTTCTTCTTGCTTAGTTATCATTTGCAGCATGGATTAGTTGGGAATTCAATACTAATACTGTAAAATAATCCAGATAATATATCTATAATTTCTTGTGTTTTAGGATAGCCTTCAAAAGTTCTTATCCCTTTATGATTCCATTTAATAACAGCATTATCAAATATAGATGAAGCTATTTCTTTATCAATCATTAAACCATCTGGAATCTCGATTACAAATAACCCATCTGAATTATGAGATATTATCTTGCCTCTGAATGGTTCAAATAGTCCGGCATCTAAATTAGTCGTCATTTTATTTCATCTGGAAAATTAGGTGCTTGATCTGCTAAATGATTTGCAATTCGTGTGTGCATTTCATCCTGATCAGATTCAGGGAATCCCCTATATCTTACTCTTGCTGGATAGCATTTAGTTACAGGAGCATCTTCGCCAAACTCTTTATAGTTTTCAACTTCAACAACTAAAGCCCATCCAAAGGCATGAAGTATTGTATTTACGAACATAAATAGTCCGGTTTTCCTAAAATCATCCCATGATTTAGGCTTAACCCATTTTTTATTAAATTGTTCCTTACTCATTTCACAAACTTTTTAATACCATCAATAAACTCTTCTGCACTACCTACCATAGCAATGACAGTAACATAATCTTTTTTAAGCTTCATTTCGCAGTACTCATTCAAGCTGATTCCTAATTTATTTGAATCTCTTACTAACTGCATTTTTAAATCTACGTCTAAGCGTAATTCGGTGCGTTCTTTGCTCATAATGCGTATTTCTTTACTGCCAAAACCTATTTCTAAGTCTTGGCAGATTGGTTAATTAATATCCTCTAAAATACCTCTGATTATTTCACCGTTATACTCGGTCTTTGTCAGTTCAAGAAACTCCAAAACCGACATATCGCTATCGAGTGAAATTCCTTTATTTTGAGCAAAGTTTAAGCGACCTGATTCACAACTACCAGTCAAAGTATGATGCCAGTCAAAGAACACTTTAACCTTTTGAATATCATTCTTTTTGAACTTCGCTATAAATTCAGCTTTCTTTTCTTCAAAGGATAGTGATGCGTAAAACTTAGATGCAACATCCTGCAGTGCTTTTTCTTTGGTTATGCCATGAGCGAATAAATTACCTTGTTTAGCTACATACTGAATCTCGGTTGTAAAATCATCCTTGATAATCTTAACCTTTGCCATGTTGCCAATGATTGACAAAAAACAGCAAGGTATATTATCAATGTAATAAACTGGATTGCCTTCAAATGATTTTAAAGAATGAATCTCTTTGCTTAAATATCCTTTTCTGTATTCAGAAATATGATTTTTTGGCGATATAATGGAATTTAAGCCATCGCCAGAGCCAGAGCCATCGCCATAGCCATCGCCATCGCCAGAGCCAGAGCCAGAGCCATCGCCATCGCCATAGCCATAGCCAGAGCCATCGCCATCGCCATCGCCATCGCCATAGCCAGAGCCATCGCCATCGCCATCGCCATCGCCATCGCCATAGCCAGAGCCATCGCCATCGCCATCGCCATCGCCATCGCCATCGCCAGAGCCAGAGCCAGAGCCATCGCCTAACGAATCTATATACAAAAATCTTTTAATTAAATCTTCCATACTTTCACGGAATTAATGTTTTTTACTGCTTCATATGTGCATGGTAACACCTCAATAACTTGCGGAAGATAAACCCCATCTTCATCGGTTATAGTCATTGTGAATTTGCAGTCATTAGGTCTTTTAGTACCTTCAATAGCTAACTGACTTAATGATGCTGCACCGCTCCAATACCATAATCTACGGGCATTAGTAATAATAGCAATTGAGCCGTTAAGTGATTTGATTTGACCCATCCAAACTCCTGCTGAATGCGTTCTTACGATTGAGAATTTTTGTCCTTTCATTTTTATTTGGTTTTAATTATACCGTAAACTTAACGGTAATATTTGACATATCAAAATTTAATTATTTTTGTTTATGACGATTAATGAAGCGTATCGCAGATTCAGTTCTATTAACCTTAGAAAACAGGTTCCTATTCTTATTGAACAGGATTCAGATACGGTTATCGAGTTGAATCAATCACAGTTATATGATAGGTCAGTTGATAAAAAAGGTGATCCATTAAGTTTTTATAGGTCAGTTGGGTATTCAGTTGAAAAAAACAAAAAGAATCCTTCGCCTGGATTTGGCAGACCTGATTTATTTGTAACAGGTCAGTTTTATGCAGGTTTTAATATTAAAGTCACTCAAAATATATTGACAATTACTTCATCTGATAGCAAAACAAGTGCATTGACAAAGAAATACGGGACTGATATTTTCGGATTGGATGAAATAAGCAAAGAGAAATTCAGACCTCGATTACAGGATAATATTGTAAAATACATCAGATTAATTACCAAAATATGAAATTCGGAAAGTTATATGATTCATGCCATGATTTGCCATTGAAACGGTTTATCAAGTGTATGGTAACAGGAAATTTAAAACACTTGGTAATTAGTGGATATTTCACGCCTAAGCAATTAAAAACTGCATGGGATAAAATCGGAGAGCAATATATTGAACTTGCCGGAGATAAGGCGCAAATGGCAATATTGAGCATAGTCAAGGAAGTATCACAACTAAAGGGAAAATTAGCTATTATTCAGGCTATTATTGATGAAATGTCAAGACATTATAACCCTGATTTAGCTAATATGCTTCGATCAATGGGCTTTAATTACAAATTCGATATATCTGATCCAGAAAAGTATATCGCTGATTTGAAGCGTACCGTATCAGCATCAAAACCTATGTTAATGCGAATAGCTGAAAAGGAAAAATCATTAAAGGATGCACAAGGAAGCGGAACTAAAGTCACAGAGGCCGATTATGATAAATATATTGCTGATTTATCAAAGTTTCAGGGATATTATATTGATCCTGAACGGTCAACAGTTGCACAATTTATTGCAGTAGTGAATAGTTATAAGGCAGAAATAGAAATACAAAAGAATCATGGCAGACAGAATAGATGAAATAGTTGGTGACAAAGCGTTTGAGCAGTTTGATAGGCTTATCACACAATTAGATAAGTCAAGGACTCTTTTTGTTGATAGTGCAAAAGCTGCCAATATGTTTACGGCTGCCGTTGGTGGTGCAAAATCATTTAAGGAATATACTCAATCGGTTGAAGTTGCTGAAAAGAAATTGAATGAATTACGAATTTCTCAAATTAAAGTGCAAAAAGAGGAATTGCAACTTCAAAAAGTTAGAGATCAAATCACGGCAAAACAATTATCAAACGATCAAAAGTCATCACGTTCAATAACGGAACAATCGAGGCTTTACACTCAATTAAGTAAAACACTTGAAAAATTACGTTCAGATGCTCAAGATGTAGGGGTAAGGTTTGGCGAAAATTCAATACAATTTCAGAAAGCAGCCGAAAGAGTTCGGGTAGTAGATACCCGATTAAAGTCAATAGATCAGCAGTTGGGTAAATCTCAAAGGTTTGTTGGTGAATACGAACGTGCTGGAGTTGGTGGGTTTAATCGTATTGGAAACTCAATCAATCAATTAACAAGGGAATTACCAGCCTTTACTTTTTCAGTGCAGACAGGATTTTTAGCACTATCAAATAACATACCGATCTTTGTAGATGAAATTCAAAGGGTAAGGGCTGAGGTTAAAGGATTACGGGCAGATGGTAAAGAAGTACCTGGAGTAATGAAACAAATTGCAGGAAGTTTCTTTTCATGGATGACTGTAATGAGTGTTACAATAACTTTGCTTACTATTTATGGGAAAGAGATAGGCAATTTCTTTGCAGCATTATTCAAAGGCTCTGAGGCTTTAAAACAATTTGCGGATAATCATAAGAACCTTAATGAGGTTTATAAAACTGCAAATCAATCAGCCGGGGAACAAATCGCAAGACTAAGAATATTAAGGGCAACGGCTCAGGATGTAACCTTATCAACAGAACAACGATTAAAAGCAGTTAGGCAATTACAGGAAGAGTTCCCGAAAACCTATAAAGCATTATCAGATGAAATTATATTAAATGGTCAGGATAAATTAGCTACCGATGAATTGACTAAATCTATTGTTGCGCAAGCTAAAGCAAGGGCGGCACTCGGTAAAATATCTGAAATTGAAGGCAAAATACTTGATTCTGAATACAAGAAAGAAAAGATTAGAAATGCCGAACGTGCAGAAAGTGCAAGAGTTATTACAGGTAAATCAATCGGTGCAGCTGGTTTTATATTAGATATTGAAAGCCAAAGGAGAGATATTTCAAAGCGTGCAAAATTAGCACTTGACATTGAGGATCAGAATCAAAAAGTATTAATATCGGAAAGGGATTTCCTTACTAAATTTGCAAAATTACCAACTCTTACAGATGTTATAATCGGAGATCCTGAAAAAACAAAAAAGACAGGCGATACTTTGCGTAAAGATCAATTAGAACTTAATAAGGCGAGAATTGAAGCCGCTAAGGAAGCGTTACAATCAATTTATACAGATGAAACTAAAAGTCTTAATCAGAGACTAGCTGCATTGAATATGTTCAACGAAAAGTCAAAAGAATTAATAGGAATTGATAAGGCTATCCAATTGACTGAAACTGAATTATCAAGTTATAAGATTAAAGCTATCGAAGAACGTGCTAAAAATGACCTATTAAATCTTGAAACTGAAACAAGAAATAAGAAGTTTGATATTCAGAAACAGGCTAATGATAGAGAGGTTGCCGAAAATGAAAGGATTTTCAATATGCAAATGGCAAATGCTAAAAAAGCAGATGATGAGTTTTTAAAGCAGGTTGCTTTAGGTATGGAAACAAGACAGTCGCTTTATATTCAGGCGGCTGATAGTGAACTTTTAGCACTTGCAGAACAATATGCCAACGGTGCTATGACAGCCGAACAGTACGCTCAAAGGAGGTTAGAAATTCAGCATAAACTTAATCAGGACTTAGTAAATGCAGAAATTGAGCAAATACAATTTCTTATTGATATTCAGAAAATGGCTGGGAAAGATACTGCCAGCGAAGAAAAGAAATTACTCGAATTAAAGCAGAAATACGCCAAAGAAAATACAGATTATCAGATTAACCAACTTGAAAAACTAAGGGATAAGGAAGCTGAATTAATCGCTAAACGAAAAGAGATTGCTCAAGAGTTCGGCAATTTCGCTATTGCAATCGTTCAGGGTCAATTTCAGCAATCTGAAGAAACACTAAGAAAAGAATCCGAATCTATTGATATTAAGAAAGCAAAAGACCTTGAAGCAGTTGAACGATCAATCGCATCAGAACAGGACAAAGCAGCTAAAATAGCTATAATAAACGCAAAGTCTCAATCACAAAAGGAAGCAATAGAGCGTAGACAAAGGCAATTAGAATTAGAAAGAGCAAGATTTGAAAAACAGGCAGGCATTGCCAGAATTATAGTTGATACCGCTTCTGCAGTTGCTCAGGCATTGCCGAATATTCCTTTGTCGTTATTGGTCGGCGCTTTAGGTGCAGCGCAATTAGCAACTGCAATTGCTACACCTTTGCCTAAATTTGAGGATGGTGGTAAAATGAATTATACCGGGTTAGCTGAATATGGTCACGGAACTGAATTAAGAATTGATCCAGACGGCAAAGTAAGTCTAACATCAAATAAGCCAGAAATAGGTGTTGTTAAAAAAGGAACTGAATTTATCAGCAATAAGAATCTATTACAGATGCTTGCTAAGCCTGAACAGCCTATTTATTCAGGTGGTCAGCAAATTAGCTGGTCTGATTTAATTGCATCTCAAAAACAGACATCTAAAGAAGTTGTTAATGCCGTTTTATCATTAAAACAACAAAAGCAAAGAGGCGTAGGATATTACAATACTGCAAAAGGTCAATCATATTACCAAAGGAATAATTAATGGAAGAGTTACAACCCAATAAATTCAGGTATTCTTTACAGGCAGGTACTGAAACCTATGTATTGCCCAACGCTCCGGCAGGATGGATTGAAGAAAACGAAATCAAATGGTCGCGTTCACCATTCTATTATGGCATGGTTCGAACTTTTTCAGTCCCTTTGCAATTCGTTTTGGATGGAGCATGGATATTGCGAAGAGAGTTCTATACTTTAGGATTAAAAGCATCGGTAATATTCACAGTCGATATGCTTAATCCTGATACTTGGGTTTATGAAAATAAATATACTGGGTCTGTAGATTTTTCAACATTTGAAGATGAAGAAAATCAGGTAACTGTTACTGTTCAGGAATCAGGAATATCAGCCCAAATTAAAGCCTATGAAGGCGTAAAATATACAATACCATTAAATGTAGATGAAGCGATTGATGTCGAATTAACGCCATTAAAATTAAGAGAGAGGGCTGATTTTATCATATTACCAACAGATGAAAGATACACGGATGCTTTTATTGGACTTCAATTAATAACTAATGAAGTGCAGGCTCTAGGTAATGCATCAAGCTATAATGTTGATTTTTTAAGTACTGAGGTAATTACACCTAATTATAATAATAGTTTTTTTTATAAGGCAAAAATTGATAATACTTTAAATATTATAGGAAATATCAAAGGCTCGTTAAGGGGAGGAACAGGAACAAACGCTTTCACGATTTCATTACATAAATTTAGTGGTGGGATCAGTAGTTATGTTGGTGAAATTTACGCTCAAACTGTTACCGGAACAAGCGTAACTGCAATAGATGAGAATTATGAATTTGATATACCATTATTGGAAGGCGATTTATTGCATTTTGTAGTTACTCATTTCCCGATAGGTGGAGGAGGTGATTTAACAGGATCAGGTTTTAAAATTGATGAAGGAGAATTTAAGGCATCGTATTTTACAGGAAGTCCAGCAACATTCTGCAAAGCAATCAGAGGATCTTATTTATTTGCTCAATTACTTAAAAAAGTAAACGGAGGAATTGACGTACCTTATCAATCATTTTTACTTCAAGAGTGGAACGATGTCGTATTTACATCTGGAAATGCAATAAGAGGCGAAGAAAATCCAACTATAATTTCAAGTTTTAAGGACTTTTTCACCTCAATAAATGCCTGTTTTAATGCAGGTTTTGGGATTCAGAATAATAAAGCAGTCTTAGAAAAAAAGTCTTATTGGTTTCAATCATTACTAAAAGCATCAGATGTTGGTGCTATAAAGGCATTTAAGATCGAGCCTTATGAGCCATATATGTATAATTCACTCAAAATAGGCTATCCTGATCAGCAATTTTCTACAATATTGGATAATAATGATGAAGTGAATAGTACCGCTTATTGGTCATTGCCTATTGTAAGGATTCAAAAAGAATTTGATTTATTGTCAGTTTATCGTGCCGATCCTTATGGCATTGAAGATACCCGGATTACTCAGGTAGGTTCAAGCAATAATAATAATAATAATGATGTTTTCATGATAAATATTAAGTCAGCACCTGAAACCGGAGAGACTTATTTCAGACCTTTAACAGTAGATGGTTATTCATCAATAAGCGGAGTTATTGCATCAGAAACTTATTACAACTATAAGCTATCTCCAAAGAGCAACCTGTTAAGGCATGGGGATTATCTGCATTCCATTCTTGATAAATACGATACCCGTGTAATCGCTTTTGAATCAGGGTTGAAAAATACTAAAATGTCAGTTAGCTACGGAGTAGGAAATACCGTGACCGAAAATACAAATATCACAATTGGAACTTTGCCAGATAAAATATTCCTGCCTTATCTGTTGACAATTGATACTAAAATGCCAAAGAATATATCAAGCATGATGCAGAACTTTTCAACTGGATATATCCGTACAAATGTAAATGAAACTGATACGGATGGATTTATTATTGATGCAAGTGCGCAATTATCAACTAATGAAAATAAGGAGTTTAAATTACTTTTAACGCCTTACAACCAAATGGAGAATTTTATAAGGTAACGGCAAAATTCCGTTATATTTTGATATTCCAAATAATATATATTTTTACAATATGGTTTTTCAAATAGCAGATGCAAACCCTTTAAGATTTTTTAGGCAGAATGCGCCTGATATATTTGAGGAGATTCAAGATGGTAAATGCTATCTGCAAAAATGGAAGAAAACAGATTCGACAAAGATTCAGATTTTAACAGACTATCCTGATATTGCATTTACCATTCACGATGCTCATACTGACATTCTTATTGATACGGTTACTGTCACGGAAATTGCAGTAAATATCCTGAATCCTGAATTAGCTGGTATTAAATGCTATGAAGCATCATTGGCATTTGGTTCATTAGAAGGTCAATATTATGCTAAAATAGTATATAAGAATGCAACAGGGCCAATTACAGAATTGTTTTCAGAGCCTTTTGATGTACAGATAGAACAGGAAGGTACAATTCTATTTAATTATAAAAACTCAGAGAATGATTTTTCAATAATTTTTACGACCTCAATTGCCTTTAATTTAAGAGTTGAAGGGACGATTCAGGAATTTACCCCAGCATCAGAGGATGTAATTTATAATGATCAGAAGTTTAACGCTACCATGTTAAATTCTATTCCGTTTAGGACTTATAAATTATACATATCTGGGTCAAGTGGCGTTCCTGATTGGATGACAGATAAAGTAAATAGGATTCTTTCAATGAATCAGAAAAGCATTGACGGTAATTATTATGAAAAGACAGAGGGCTCAAAATGGGAGGTAATAAGGGAAGTTGAAAACCCTTTTTCTGGGATGTCCATTGAAATAATGCCCGTAGAAAATGTATTTTTACAAAGAATAAAGACAGGCGATCAGCCACCATCAGGATATACTATTGTGGAGAAAGTAAAAACATACTACGAAAACACCGAGAATATCGAAGTTGATATTTTTGCAAAGTATTCTTTATTCAAGAATCTAAGTGTTATAAACTATGGTTCAGCATTAACATTAAATGTAGGTTTAACGGATGGTGGAACTGAGATCGGTCAGTTTAACGTTCCATCCGGTTCGGTTGGTGGCGAAGGCTGGAATCAGTCAATCAATTGGATGTTCACGGCTATAACACCTGTATTCATAACAGGATTAACAGGAAGCAATGCCGATATTCTTATCGACTATTTACAATACGATGAATCTCCGGCACAACCAATCCCAACACCTCCGCAAAACTTGCCTAAAAATGCAGCAATAAGATTCTATGAGATTGCACCGGGCGATTTTGCAAATGCTTTCAATTTGGGTACAGGATTAGGAAAGCCGGAAGCAGGATGGCAGGATTGGGTAATTATTGATGGTCGTAATGGGACTATTGACGAAGGGGGAAGAGTTCCGGTAACTTACAAATCAACCGATCCTGTATTTGGCACCATTGGTGCAAAGGGTGGATTGGCATCCGAGGTAATGACGGAATTACAAATGCCTATTCACTCTCACGAAATAAAAGGCGGCAAAAACAAGCGCGGTACAACAGGAACAGAGGGGCTATGGTCGGATTTTGGAGATAGTCCAATTAAATACACCGAACCAGCCGGAGGGAATCCGTTAAATCCTGGAGGCGCGCCTGATCCTATTAGTAAAATGCAGCCGTATATTGTAGCAATTTGGGTTCTTAAAGTAGCATAAAGATGGCATTTAACGACATAAAGGGGCGGATATTACAGATTGCAAGAATTTTGCATTCAACATTTATTACCGTTGGTAGTGAGTTGAGGTATGATCCGTCCGTAGCTATCTCTGATGATTATACTTTAGTAACTAAATATTATGTCGATAATGTCAGTATAAGTCCTGTTTATTTCACCGACAATAGCAATGCAAGTATTTCTGTAAACTTGGCAACAGGTGTAATTACAATAGCGGACGTATTGACTAATTTCCCTGTAATTTCAGGGAGCGGAATAATAAGGGGTAATTTTGATGTTAAGAAGGGTTCGGATTGGGTTGCTTTAGATCAATTTCCTGAATTTACAAAAGATATTGATGGGAATATTTTAACGGCCGCTTTTTACTTAAACGATTCCTTTGATAAAATCAGAGGAAGAATATTTTAAATTATATGAAACGATTGATTATCTGGCTGGCAATCCTACTGCCTTTATTTGCTAATGCTCAAATATGGGATGGTGGAACCTTGCAGAGGAATAGAACTGATAGTACAGTAAGAGGCAATTTTGGTTCAAGAGGGCTTAAAACTATCCCGACTGTCTTAGGCACTTCCGTACAGGGTCAACTATTGCAATATAGCGCAGCTAATAACGCTTGGGTCCCATACACCATCCCGATCGATGGTGCAACCGGAATCATATCGGGCGGGACTATTACCGGATTAGGTGGCGCAAATGCAATAGTTGCGTCTGGAACAGGAACAATACTTGATAATACAAACCCTGCAAGCCCTGCATTATACGAATTAAGTTGGGTTACTGATACTATCTGGCTTACTGACAATGCAACAAACTATCTGTATTATGATTCTTTGGGGGTATTGAATGCAACTATTGCTATTCCAAATCCAGCTAATTTCAGGACACGGGTATATTTAGGAAGGGCTCAGAAAACATCAGGGTCAATAACTTCAATCAATGGGGCTTATGTTCCGATTCAGCAAGCTCCGGCAAGCATAAAAGATATGTTCACGGCTTACGGACTTACTAAGACTGGGTTGGTCGTATCTCCCGCAAGTACGAATCTAACTATTGCAGTTGCATCAGGGGGGATATTTTCATTTGGGGCTAACTTCCAAAGCAGCGTATTAAACCCGAATAATTTATCTTATACCGCAAACAGTCCTCAGACGTTCCGAATGGTTACGGCTGGTAATATCAGTTCAACAGATATAACGGTGCTTCCAGTAGGCTCGTATAATCCGACAGGCACAACTATTTCGGCTATTGGAGGAGGTGCAAACGAATCTACTATTTTTACAGTCTATAAATTCCCGACTACTGGAAATGTTCGAGTATTGTATGGGCAGACTACTTATTCAAGCCTTGCCAATGCAGTACAGGCAATAGGTTCTTATATTCCAAATCCGCCAGCAGTATTCAGCGATGCTATCATAATAGGTTATATTGCCGCAGTAAAAACGGCAACAGACCTATCAAACACATCGCAGGCGGTTTTCGTAACTACGAATAAATTCGGTGGCGTTGGAGGTGGATTTGCTTCATCTGCTTTAACAAACTATGTGCAGAAAACAGGCGATACAATGACTGGTACGTTGAATGGTACTGATATTATTTTGTCAAATAAACTCACAGCGACTAAAGCGTTATTTGGAGACACTATTCCGCCTTCATCTTTTGCAAATGAAAGATTTTTAGTTTCTTTAACTGGCAATGGTCAAATAGAGGTTGGGGTTACAGGAAATGAAGCTTCATTTGCTACTTACAATTGGAATCCTATAAATGGTGCATCTGCTGGTAAAATGGGAGTATTAGGCTTCCATAAAGGGGATTTAAACCCATTAACCGGGAATTATTTTTCAGAAATACACACTACCTATTATACAGGGGGTGTTGCAAATGATTTTAATGTTTTTAAAGGGGGCAAGGATGGTGTAGTTTTCTTCCCGACATCTCACCTTAATACGACTGAATTTATACCTGAAACAGTTACCATACACGATGGTGATTTAAAGATTTCAAATGATGCTCCCAAAATTGATATGCCTTATGTTTTAAATGAGAACTTTAAGCATACTATTATTGGTTCTGGATATTCAGCTACGCCAAATCTTAATTTATTAGAATTTAAGGTAGCTTCTGGAAGTGGTACACAATCAACGCCATTAACCCTAAAAGGAGATGGTACAGTTGGAGATTTAACAGTAACCGATCAGATTAACTTCACTGGTTCAGGTTCTAACATCTCTGGCAATGGTAATGGGTTAATACTTCAATCTGGATCAAACGGTATGCTTACCTATATTAACGGAGCGTACAGAGGTATATTTAATGGCAGCGGTAATTTATTAATAGGGTCTTTGACCGATCACGCAGGAGAACGATTGCAGATAACCGGGGATGCTTATGTTTCAGGAAATATCACCGCCTCAAATCTATCTTCTGGGACTTATACACCGACTTTGACGAATGGTACAAACGTGGCAAGCAGCTCAAATGCTGATATGTTTTATCAAAGAGTCGGTAATATGGTAAGCTACACTATATTTATGACAGTTATAACTACAGCGTCAGGATCGACTCAGATCGACTTTTCTCTGCCTGTAGCAAGCAACTTTTCAAGTTCTACAGATTTAAAAGGGACTTCATCTTATTCACAATCAATTGGGAACTCTTCTGATTTTACCGTTAGTGCCAGTATAGCAAACGATAGGGCGGTTGTGACATTCAACGATGATACAGGTGGGGGTGGAGTTAATATAACTATTACAGGTCACTATAAAATTTTGTAACTTATGACACAACAACAACAATTTAATCAGCTTATATGACCATGCCAGAAGCTAAATCTATCGAGGAACAACTGATAAAGATCTCATTAAGAACTTTGGCCGCTATACTTATCGGTGTAGTTGTTGGGGTGGCTACGGCTGTAAGTATGTATAGTAATTTGGTTCTTACTCAGGAGAGAATCCTGAATGAGATTACAAAAACACGTAAAGATTTTGAATATCAGATTCAGGATATTAGAAATGATGTTACAAACATTCAAGGTCAAATGAAAGGGGCATCGCAATGAAGAAAGATTTAGGCGACCATATTGGTAAGAAAAGATGCTGGGCTTGGTATGAACTATTTGAGGTTATAAAACTTGTGATTAAGAATCCGCAGGTTATTAAAGATATTTTTAAGAAGAATAAGAAATGACCTTACCAACTAAATACCAATGGCTCTATAATGAAGGCTCCCCAAAAATGCTTGTTGAGGCTATTAAACATTACGGTCAACTTGAATTAAAGGGCAAAACATCAAATCCAAATATACTTAAATGGGCTAAAGAGGTTGGCGTATCTGGTTGGTATAAAGATGATGACATTCCTTGGTGTGGTTTATTTGTTGGTGTGGTAGCTTTGAGGTCAGGATATCCATTTAGTGCAGGAAAATTACTTGCTGCAAGGGAATGGATAAATTGGGGAGAACCTGTTATAAAAGGCCGTGAAATGCTTTGGGATGTTTTGATATTTTCAAGAGATGGAGGTGGGCATGTAGGGTTTTACGTAGGTGAAAACGAAAGTGCATTTTTAGTTTACGGAGGGAATCAATCTAATGCAGTAGGTTTTGCCTTTATTGCTAAGAATAGATTAATTGGTGCAAGACGACCTAAATATGCCACAGGAGAGCCTAAAAATGTTCGAAGGATATATTTATCATATTCGGGGGAATTATCACTTAATGAAGCTTAAAAATTAAACTATAACAATATGAACTTTTTAACAGAAACAATCAGAAGATTAAGACTTGAAACTCCTTCCTACTTTTGGAAGATGATTTATTTTTGTGCCAGTTTAAGTGCGATTGGGTTAGGGATTCAGGCTTTACCTGAATCAATGAATATACCCGAAATTGTAAAGACTATTGCAGGGCATCTTGTTTGGGTAGGGGCTATTGGTGGGATTGTTTCAAAATCGGCAGTTAAAGACCCGAATAAGATTTAATATGGACTTCTAACAAATCGCAGTTATATCAATCCTGATTATAGGTATGTTTGTGATTGCCTTATGGAGAAAGATGAAATAAAAAACCTGCTATACCAAATCCGTATAGCAGGTCTAAATGGAAAATTCTAACAGTAGGTAATATACTACTTTTCTTTCAATTCCTTACTTACCAAAACATTCAGTAAGTGTACCGAAATACAAGCGATTAGGAGGCAGATTATTGGTATCATTTTGATAACTCAATTACCTGTTCACAAATCAACTTTATAGAATCAAGAACTCTTTTATGATAGTGTTCATCTGAAATTATTCTTGGATAATCCATATCCTTTTGAGGTTCTTCATAGTTTACTACTATGTTTCCTTTGGTTACTGTTATTTTCATTTCTTTATAAATTTAAACAATATTTGAATCACTTTATTCACACACCATAACGGAATGTAAATTGTAGCGGTTATTATTATGAAAGTGGTTAGGGGTTGCATACATCATTAGAATTGATATTAGACATATATAATCTTGTTTTAAAAACTGATGTTTCTTGACAAATTACTAAATGATTCTTATACTGTTTTGCTTTTTCAGATTCATAAACAGTTATAAACCATCCATATTTTTCAAGTTCTGAAATATCTGATTTTGAAAACCAATTAAATAAATCTTCTAATGAATCGGTTGCTGAAAGCCATCCAATTAAATCTTTATCAAATGGCATAGGTAAACTTGTATTCATGCAAAAATTAAATTCGTTATGGATTAATCCGGTAAATTCTCCACTTGAATTATACCATAATCCTTGTCCAGTATCTTTATGAGCGATTCTATAATATTCTTTCATCTTTCAATCCTCCTTAAATTATCTTGTGGCAATAGTGCAGTTATTGTTTAAGTAACCATTCGGTAAGTTTCTTTTTCCAATCCCATCTTTCAATATTGCTTAGGTCGCCAATAGTTGTGTTAAACGAACCGAATCTTTGTAATACTTCGCCTCTGTTATTGGCAAATGCTATAAATCTATTTGACTTTACAACCCATAGATTACCTCGGAAAGAATAAACACCATCTTTTTTAGTCTTAGCCTTTTCGTTTAATAAATTTGTTTCATCAATTGTCATATTCCTTACAATTTAATTTTATAACCTAATTTAACTAATGCCATATCCTCTGACCTTATTTTAGTCACAGGGTTATAATCCTCCATCTGATAGCCTAAGTGTCCTGATAAGCCTTTAAATAGCCTGAATCCTAATCCTGCTGAGTTTTCCATGAACGAAGCGTTATCCTGCTTTGGAACTTTAGCGAAAATATCCGATTGAATAAACACAAACATCAATGAGTTTAGATTCAGGTTTACATTCACTCTTACCCCTGCCCGATTAGCTGAGCCGTAGTTCTTATACAATAGTCCTGCATGAAAGGAATCATCCTGGAAGTTGGTAAAGCCTATCATCCCTGCATAGCTTTGACTTTTAAAATCGGTTGTGCCTATTTCGGTGAGGAGTGAGGTGCGGTATTGGGCAGATACTCCAATGCTGCAAAGGAGTAAAATTATGTTTAAAAGTTGTTTCATTTCTGATCTGTTTTATAGGTGAATGTTGAATCAGAAGTCCATGTAATCTCTTTACGATTAATCCATACTTTTACCAATCCTGTACTATCCGGCTGCATCATTCTTATAATTGTCTTATTAGCTGATGCCGTAAAATAGTATAGTGGCTTACTTGGTTTAATTAGGTAATTGTCCTCGCCTAAAAATTTCCATGCTTGAGATGATTTTGTTATAGCGGTATCAATCTTTAATTTTCCGCTTTGTCCGTAACTGCATAAGGGCAGGAGGAGGATTAGGATTAGGGGTTTCATTTCCGCTTTCATAATTATTGTTTATAAATGGTCAATTTCAATTTTTAGCCAAACTATTCCATCAGATGTATAGCAATGATTTATCAGGTCATAAACTATCATATCCTCTGTAAAGTTATTCTCAGCTTCAAACCACTTTGTTAAAAATGGGTCGTGGTATTTTGATGTTATTAGGTACTGCATGATTATTGTTTAGGGGGTTGGGTTCTTATAATTAGGTGATGAAGGGCAATCCTGACACCTCATATACTTTTCGCAACAAATTGGTTTTTTGGGTGATTGTTTAGGTGGGTGTGGTTTTGATAACGGCATATAATAGCTAACTGCTCCTAATGGAATATACTCTCCTTTTGGAGTGAATCTGACTTCCTCTGATTGAAAACGATATGTCCATACATCTTCATCAGGTATTGTATTTCTTACATTTGGGTCTATCTTTATCCACTCCCTCTCCGCTTTCAGTCTTTCGTTTTCGGATTCAATTTTAACAACTTTATAACCGACCTTTTTAAGGTTAATTATAAACTTATCTGGGTTATTGTTTGACTGATCTATTACAGCCTTAATAATTCCTTCAGTCCATAATTCTTCGTGTTCTATTTCTTCCTTTGTCATATCCTTTCGATTTCTAATACTGATATATTTTTTCGGTACCCGTGGCAATTATCAGACAAAAATTGATCAATCTTTGCTTGTAATTCATCGGCTTTTAAATCGCTGTCATATAGCTTATTACAGTATTCACATTTATAGACTTTCTGTACCGATTCTTTCATATCCTTTTCATTTTATCCCATTAGGGGGGGGTTAGTTTAAATCTTTATCTTGTGGGTACATTTCTCGATATAATTGTTTAGTCATGTAATGAGATAAATCCATTGAATCTGCATATTTTTTAGCTAATTCAGGATTTTTAATAAAATTAGTAGAGAACTTTTGAAAGTGATAATTAAAGATTCCATTTTGCTTATTAAATACCTCTCTTAAATAATCTGTTTTTGTTTTAGGTGGTTCATTTCTGCATCCTATCGTTAGTATTGCAATTATGATTATTAATGTTATTTTCATTTCTTTCTATTTAGGTTAGGGGGTCTAATAATGGATTGTATCAGATTCATCTTCGGATTCTTGTATTCTTTTAATCTCCTCTTGAATTTCATACCAATCTTTAGGATTTCTTACTCCTACATCATATAATGCACCAATAATTTCTTCAGTAACTCTATCAACACAATCGCCAAACTCGTGATATAATTCTTTTGCTTTTTCTTTTGCTAAGTCCATTTTTCATTTGTTTTAATCCCCTATTGTTGGAGGGGGGTGGGTGGTATGTCGGGATTCCCGACTATCCTTTTGTTGCCAATGTTTTAACAAGCCTTTGAACATCCTCTTTATTATCTTCAACACATTCCCAAAATCTTTTACTCATTTGAATCCATGATCTGTACAAATCATCATAATTACCCGTTTCAGGATTAAAGCCTATTGACTTTGCGTGTGTTGCGATTCCTTCAATTTGCGATGCGTAGTTCGATAAGTTTGTCATGTCTTTGTGTTTTGATATTCAAAGGTAAACAAACATTTTATAATTGCAATAAAAATAAATTATTTTTTTACATTCAATAAATAATTATATATTTGCAAGTATGGAAAAGAAATCAGTATTAGACATTATAGATCAGTTACCAGTAACTGGTAAGCAATCTATCAAGCCGAATCAGGTACAAGTGTATAGGAATACGGCAAGTACATTAAAGAAACTAAAGCAGAAACATTTTGTTATTAGAAAGGTAGGTAATGAGCATATTATTTTCAGGCTATTGTAACAAGTGTATTACATTATAAAAATAAATTATAATTATACTTGACAATTCAGTTTATTGTATTACCTTTACATCATCAAACAAACACAAAGGATATGAAAGCTCAAGACATTAAAATAACAACCAAAACATTTCTTATAAATGAAATAAGAGATAATGGTACTTTAGTTGGATTCGAAAGAGTTATTAATTCAGCTAATAACTCTAATACTGGCGGGACATCTACTTATTATAACTTAGATGGATCTATGGCATATAAATCTCAAATGGAAGGACTTACTACAAAAAGAGTTTTTTATAAAGGAGAATGGATTCAATAACATTCCAGTTCCAGCAAGTCTGGAATCTGCTACCCCATAGCTAATCAAACGGCATGGGGATTTGGCAGTATAGGACAATGTAGTTCTATATAAAACTTGCATAAAAATATGAAAACCCTCCAACAAATCGACTGGCTTACCTCACTAAAGGAATCAGCTAACAAAATCAAAGGTTATCAAATCGACTGGCTTAAGTGGGCTTTAGCGGTCACAGTATTATTAATTATCGGTTCAGGCGTTTACTCTGCAATTGTGAATTTATGAAAAAGTTTAAGGGAACACCGGGACCGTGGAATCTAACCAATGGTAAAAAGATCACAAAGAAAGTGAATGGAAGTAATTGGTATCAATTCGCCTCGGTTATTATAAGGCTAGAAGGCGCTGAATCAAATTCAGAAATAGGTGAAGCCAACGCCAAACTTATCGCAGCCGCCCCTGAATTATTGTAAGCGTTGCAAGAATTGGTAGGTCATTTCGCCGCATTTACTCCATCAGAAATAGAATCACTTAATAATGCTAAACAAATAATTAACAAAGCCCTATCATGACCCTAATCGAACTCAAACGCAAATATCCATCATGCTATTATGATGAAGATACAGACACGATTTGTATTGATGTAAACGAAGACCCACAAACAGTTGCCGAAGATGCAAATGAACTTATCGAGGATTATTATGATGGCGATGAATTGCCCATTCATCATCCATCCGGAAACCCTGAACTTGAGGAAGTTGAAAGGGTTACAGGTAGAGAGTATATAATGGGGTATTTTGATGGTGATTATAATGAAGCATTTGAACAGGCGTGATATGAGAAAGTTAAGCGAATTATATCAGGTGGTTTTGGATAATTATTATAAATATCGTATCCAAGGTATATGCCTAAAAATAGACAGATGCTGGAGAGATAATTTAATTACTACCGATGAATTGGATGCTATTGAAACTCACTTTGAAAAAGGAGAACATCAATTACAGAAAAAATTAGAAGATGGTGCTTATTTATGGCCAGAAGATCAAGATTTACCACGCATTGCATACCTCGAATACCTAATCAAACTTTGTAAAGAACAAGATATATGAGCATACCAGAAATAGAATTAAACGAATCAATGCTATGCCGTAAATGCGGAAAGCCTCATTATCTGCAAATGAATGATGCAGGATCGGACAGGGAAATTGACAGAACATGTGAGAAGTGTTTTTCAATCATCCCCAAAACCGACAACACCCGCACCATTCCAGTTAACGTGTACGATGCGAAAGTATTTATCACTAAGATAGAATCACAAATCGAGATCCTTGAAATGGTGAATAAACATAATGAAGCTAAACATTGGAAAACAGTATGAAACCCCTATACGAAAGATTAAAGCAGGAGCATAAAGATGTTCTGAATAGTGAGATAAAAAACTCACCAAGTATTGTAAAATCAATATTGGATGAACTTGAAAGCAAATATGCAATATTAGATTTAAGTTATAGTTGTGTTGTGCTTGCATCATCAATAATTGGATTGCCAAACTCAAACATTGACACAATTATGAATTTGTTTGAAGCTAATGAATTGTTAAACGTAAATAGTAAATAGGATGAAAACAGAATTAATTACAGAAATTGAATCAATAAAGGATATTGATTGGAATGAGAAAAATTTAGTTAAATCATATAATTCAGAAATGATTGTATTAACAGATGGTGAACACAAACCAGATTCTTTTAGTGGTATAGTCTTAGTTGGAAATCAACACCATAAAGTAGGTGATAAAATGACCCAATGGAGTAAGAGAATGTTCCATTTAATCACTACAGCAATCACAATCAAGTTCATTCCATGACCCGCCCCGAACTACACGCACTCGTAGACATTGTAATGGATGCGATGGAGAGGCTTATAGATAAGAGATTTATTCTAACCATTGGTTCTGATTCTATAGAATTTTGTCATGTCTATTATATATCCAGAATATATACCAGCAAGAGAATTGATAGTCATAATTACCCCACCTTCTCCGACTTCACACAAGCAGTACAGGAGTATATTAAAACTTTGGAAACTAAATAATAGGAAAAATGAATGCAAACATAGAAAATTACAGAGGGTTTGAGATTTGGTTTGATACTGAATTAGAGTCATTTCAATGCGATATTGACGATTCGAGATCGGTTAAAAAATCATATCCTGCATTAAAGAAATTTATAGATGATTACGTAAAAGAGAATAATTCTTTTAAAGTCATAAGAGTAGAACCAAATCCTGTTAAAAACCGATATACATCAGCAAAAGTTGTTAAAATTGTAGGTGTAAGAAAAGATGGCAGATTCATTGGTGAATTAGCTAATGGTGAAAAGGTTCAGGTGAGTGATTACGATTTAGAGGCGTATATTCTAAAAGACGAAAGGAATGAACCATTTATAAAAGCACTTGCAGAACTTGAAGAAGAGTATAAGCAGGCTCAATTAAATAGAAATGCCAAAGAAAAACAAATTATACAACATCTTCAAATAACCACCCTTGAAGAATATAAAAATTCACTAAAAGGAAACTAACATGAAACCACAACCACGCACAGCCTATTCGATTAATCGTGATGGCAAATTAGTACAGGCGAACGGATTTAAACAACCTGAGCCGACAATATCAATGAATAAGCCTAATTTATGGATGCATAGCATTGAGCGAACCGATGCAGCAAATCCGATTCAGGGATTTGTGATATTCGGAGTAATGATCTTATTGGTTGGATTGGTATTAGTATTTGTGAGATGATGCATTTCCACGAAGACCCGCCCGAATCCAACAGCACTTTCTGGCTCATTATGCTTGCCTGAATTATTCTTGTTACGGTTTTCCTTTGCGAGATATTTGTGAGGTTTTATTTGGAGGTGTCGTAATCTTTTACTAAATTAGTTTACCGTCTGGAAGCGGGATTAAAAAACTTAAAGAGCCTTATTTCGGGGGCGGTGACTTCCAGCACCAAACCCAGATAAGGCATTTTTATTTTATAACAATATGACAGATTTAGAAAAAACACGCAACCTGTTTAAAGAAATGGGTGCGAATCTAAAAGAATCGGAATCGGAAGGTAGAATTGAGTTGTCTACTTATGGAGCCCAACCGGTTGAAGGGGTAGAATTAATGTTAGGGTATTCAGGTTTTGATTGCGTGATATACTTTAACAATGATGGAAAATTTTTAGGCATGGGAGGATTTGAATAATGGAAAATTTAACCCATTACAAAAAACTTAGGAACCCGAATTATATCGGATCCTATGAACTTATGACAGGTGGCGAACCAATAGAGCTTGTTGTAACTATTGAACGTGCCACAAAAGAAATGGTACAGAATGGCGACAAGAAAGAGGAGGCTATGGTAGTTTACTTGAAAGGTCAAAAGCCTATGATAGTGAACGCCACAAACGCAAAAGCCATTACATCAGCTTTAGGAACTCCATACGTAGAGGAATGGTCAGGCAAACGTATCACTCTTTATGTTGCAAGAATTAAAGCATTTGGGGAAACAGTCGATGCGTTACGGGTACGTAAAGATGCGCCCGGACTTCCTGAATTAACTGTTTCGCATCCGAAATGGAACGATGCTATTCAGGCATTGAAAGCTAAAAATACCACAATAGAACAGATAAAAAAATCTTATCTGCTATCAGCCGAAAACGAAAAACTATTGAACGATGGAACTAAGTAAGCAATTCAAAGCGCATTGTTCAAGTATTGGCAAAATACTCAGCAATCCACAGGGCAAAACTGCAAATCAAATCTATACTGAGCATATTGAAAAGTTAGCGATTGATAAAGACAGGGTTAAGGAAATGAAGCCCAGATTAAAAACTACAATTAAGCTGACTGAAAGTATTTTAGAGCGTGAAAAGCAAACACCGTTATTGGAGTTAAACAAAGGCAGAATTGAATTATCAAAAACCTGCTTAGATGAGGTTTATTCTTGGATAAAATCGCAGCCTGAATTTTACCATAAGCGTACCGGATTCAGGTCTAAATATACTCATAAGGGCAATGTTTGTGAAAAGTCATCAATTGAATACGCTGCTCAATATTATGGATGGGGCATGGTATCTAAAAATGAGGAGTACCGGGAAAATGAGTATATAATCGGTCAGGCTGATTTAGTTCTTGCAAGAACTATTGAGGATATGAAAAACTGCTGGTCTGAAAAAACATTTCCTTTATTTGACCAAGAAATTCCTATTGATGGCTACGGATGGCAAGGTCAGGGTTATATGGAATTATGGGATAAGCCTCAATTCGGTTTGGTCTATACTCTGATGGATGCACCTGATTATATGGTCGAACGCGAGTGTCGGGCAAGAATGTATGAAAATGGGGAATGGGGCGATATTGATGCAGACTTTTACGATGAGGTTAAATCCGAAATGACATATAGCCATTACCGTGATGAACTTCGCATAAAACGATTTGCGCTTGACAGGGATAAAAACTGCATGGAGCAAGTGAAGGAAAGAGTAGAATTAATCAGAACATTTATAAAACAATTGTAACAATGGAACTAAAGTGCAAAGTCCTAAGAGTAGGACAAACCGAGGAAGTATCAGACAAATTTAAGAAACGGGAATTAATCGTGCAGTACGCCGAAAATCCGACTTATCCGCAAACCATCAAGTTTGAAGCAAGTCAGGACAAATGCGATAAGCTGGATGCGTTAAAAGTTGGTGATGAGATAAATTTGTCGTACAATCTTAATGGTCGTGAATGGACTGATAAGACTGGTAAAGTACAGGCATTTAATACGCTTTCGATTTGGAAGTTTGAGGTATTGACCGCAAGCGTGCCAGAAAATGAACCTCCATTTTAACTAACCCACACCCGGATAACTACCGGGTTAAAACTTGAAATTATGAACACATTAAACATGAATCAGCATAGCGGTTATCCGATGCTGCAAATTGCAAAACTTGGCGAAAACATTATAGAATTTTGCCATAATGAAGCCGTAGAGATTGGCGATAGAGTACATATTGTATTGCGTAAATTTGAAGATACTCGAAATGCAGAATTTGATATTGCTGAAATTATCGAGCAACGCAAATCAAAAGGAAAACACGCTGTAAAAAACGTAAATTGGTTTAAGGTAAGGGTATGCGAACCGAGTCTGTTTCAGTAACCGAATCTATCATGCAAGATTGGAAGTCTAAAAGAGGGGTATTAAATTACCTCTCTCATAGACAACGTATTGCTCAGGTATTGGAGTTGTACGCAAACGGTGAACAGATTCCTGCAATAGCTTTTAGACTATATATAAATCAAAGTACTGTTTGTGAATACATTAAAAAGCATTATACTAATTTTGTTGGGGCAAATCGAACGGTAATTAAATTAACTTCAAAAGTATGAACCTAAAACAAGCCCTATCAAATCCAATATGGGTTAATCATAAGATTGGTAATACCTACTCAATGGATGGCGTGAACGGCTGGAAAATAGCCTATTATCCTATCTTTGAGAATGGTAAGACAGGAGAGAAGTACACAGAACCGAGGGCATTAATTGAAAGGCCGATTATAGGAGGTACAGACTTCAGGGAAGTGCCATTAAGATATTTAAAAAATGTTTAACCACTTACACCAGCGCATAATCATCCGCAAATACTTAGGCAAGTCCCTAAAAGGATTTGATTTGAGTGAGGTTTGTGTTGCGATTATGGAATATTATAATTAGATTTATGTTACCGACTGCAACCGG